GGATTTTGTCTGGTCCAGCCCCCCTTGTCCTACTCATTCCAGGGCACGTTTTTGGAGTTCGAAAGGTGGAATGTACGACGTGCAATACCCTGACATGATGCTATGGCAGGAAATAATATTCATGCAAAACTTTGTAGAATGTAAATGGGTTGTTGAAAATGTTATTCCATACTATCAGCCATTAATTCACCCACAACAGGAAATAGGAAAAAATTTATTTTGGTCTAATTTTGTAATAACTAAATGCGCACAATCTGAATCGTTACACATGGATAGCCAGAAAGCTAGAGAAGAGTTTCATAAAATTGATTTATCAGACTATAAAGGTAAACAGTCAAAGGTGAAAATTTCCAGAAACCTAGTTCATTACGATACAGGTTTACACATCTTCAACCTAGCACAAGGAATACATAAAGCTAACAACGAACAACAAACAACTTTATTTTGAAACAAACTAAACCATGTAAAGGCACTTCTAAAGCTCTTGGTTATGGTTGTGGAGCTATAGTAGATACTAAGACACGAAAGTACGGTATCTGTAGACCTTGTTTCCTTAAATGGTTAAAGACTCCGGAAGGATCAGAATACGCCCTTACATTTGCTAAGACTGTACGCAAGTCAAACGAAAAGAAGATAAAACAGGAAATAACTAAGCAAAAAAACGAGTTGAACGAAAGCTCCTGGAGTTATCAGTACCAACGAACCCTTAAAAAGTTCAATGAATACATAAGAAAGAGAGATAAAGACAAGCCATGTATAAGTTGTGATAAAGAGGCTGGGTCGTATAAGATAAGTAGCGGTCATTTTTACCCTCAAGGACAATATAAAAGCGTAGCACTAGACGAGCGTAATTCTCACGGGCAATGCTGGTACGACTGCAACAAAAATAAACACGGTAATTTGCACGAATATCGAAAACGAATAACTAACAGGATAACAGCACAAGAGTTAGTAGAGGTTGACGAATTAGCACGAAAAACAGTTAAATTTACTATACCCGAACTAAAAGAAATTTACGATTATTACAAACAAAAAATAAAACTTTTAAATAAATAACACTACGAAATGAATATAAACTTTTTACAGATACACGACTTTAACTTAGAAATATCTAAGCGTCTTAACGAGTGTGTAGACTTACTACCTAATGAGTGGGTATGTTTAACAGATAATGACGTATTAAAATTTCCTCAGTTTGCAGAACAGTTAAAAGAGGTGCTAAGTACTTCGTCGAAATCCAATGTTTACGGATCTATGACAAACAGACTAAGACCAACTAACCCACAAGTAGTATATGAGATGTTCGAAGAAAGCGATATAAACGAACACTTCTATAAGGCAGGGGAGCTATGGGATAAATACGGAACGGAACTAAAGGAGACAAGACTAATAGCCGGTAGTTGTATGGTATTTCACAAGTCACTTTGGGAGGCTGTAGGAGGATTTGACGAATCCAAAACCTTCTTCGATAAGTACTTTAGCTATGCAGTAGTAGATAATGGCGGTAAGTGCTTAATAATGCAAGGAATATACACACTCCATTTGTACAGATGGGGTAGCGAATCACCAATAAACGAAGTACAACACCTAATTAAGAAGAAATGACTAAGCTACAAAACGAACTATTAAGCGTCTTACTAATGACAGCAGTACTAGTAACAGCTTTACTGTATGGCTGTAGTATGTTAGCTAATGACGAAGAGCCTCAAGACTATAAAAAAGAGTTGTGTGAAGGTTGCGACGAATGCGAGTTAAACTAAATTACGTATATTTACGAAAACAACGATAAAATGAAGACAGCAGGAATAACACTACTAACAGCATTAATAAAGCTACTTATATTCTTTTTATACGTAGGTGTAAGAGCTTCTAAATCTATTCTACCTTGGGTAAGCATACCAAGCTATAAGGAATGGCAGGACATCGAAGGAAACGAGGCTAAAACGAAGCAATTCCAACTAGACACAGTACAGCTATTAGCTACAGTATTAGTAGTAGTATCGTTTGCTTATGTTGGTTGGTGGTTAGCTCTACTCGAAATACTAGCAATATTAACATTACTAATTGTACTTTTTATTAAGTACTTACCACCAGGAGAGAGATGAAGCCGAAAAAAACGAAACAAAAGCCTATAATAGACACTAGACATCTACTAATTATACTAATGGCAGACGCTCACAAAGCTCAAGATTTAGCCTATGAAGTAGATTTAAGAACGGGTTATATGAAATCCCCAATCTATAGGCTCAATTAAAACGAAATGAAAATACTTAAAATACTTCCAGTAATACCCTTAATGCTATTAGCAGGAGTATTAAACACAATAGCAAACATATTATATAAATCGGTAGTATGGTTAACGAAACCATGTAACGACTACATAGACTACCTAGAACAAAACGAAACAGAATGAGCGAAGCAGGAGGACACCCACCAAACATAAAAAGCATAGACCACATGGAAGCTCTATGGCTAGAATACAAAGAACACGTAAAGGAACAGTCTAAAGAATGGCTAAAGGTACAGTATGTAGGTAGAGAAGGAGAACGCATGACAGACGCTCAGAAAATACCCTTAACATTCGAAGGATTTAAGCGTTATTGCCACGATACAGGCATTGGAACAGTAGAGCAATATTTCACGAATCAAGGTGAACTCTACGACAAGTACATTGGTGTCTGTATGCGTATTAAGAATGAAATACGTGAGAATCAAATAATTGGGGGTATGTTAGGCTTCTTCAACCCTAGTATTACCCAACGTCTAAACGGCTTAACAGATAAGCAGGAGATCAAGACAGACCAACCAACGGAAATGGAAATAACAATAGTAAAGGGTAAGAAAAAATAGTTGTCTCCACCGCGTGTAACAAGTAGACTCACTTACTGATAATTAGATAGTTAAGAAATGAACGATAAAGAGAAAAAAGCATTAGAATTAAGTGTCGCGCTTTGGGCTGCTCTATTAGACCTAGAGAAAGAACACCCAGACGATATACACGAACACCGTCGAGATATACATAGTATACAAAACCGAATAGCAGCTAGACCAGCACTAAGGGAGTATAATAATGAGTAAAGTACAAGTAAAAACTACGGTCAATTTTCAATACATCGACGAAAGCATAGAGAGCTATAGAGGTGTTGTACTTCCTGGAGGTACGAGAAGCGGTAAGACTATAGCCGTGTTACAATGGTTAATCTACTACTGCCTACAGAATACCGGCAAAGAAATTATTATTTGTAGAGATACCCTAACCAACTTAAAACGAACTACACTAAAAGACTTCCAAGCACTATGCTACGGACACGGAGATTATGCACCAATGTACCCTAGTATGAAGCTCAATAAAGCCGAACTAACCGCAACTATTAACGGTAACAATATTATATTCATTGGTTTGCTCGACGATCCTATGCGGGTATACGGTCTACGCTCAGATATGTTCTATATTAATGAGGCCGTGGCCACGTATAAACACACCTTTAACCAACTAAACCAAAGATGTAGTGAGGGTTGGATATTAGATTGTAACCCTAGTGAGCCTAATTCATGGGTATACAGATTAGAACAACGTCCTGATGTAGCGTTTTTTCGAACGACCTACGAAGATAATCCCTTTCTACAGGATGAGATAGTAAAAGAAATACAGAGCTACGAACCAACACCAACGAACATAGAGAACGGAACAGCCGACGAGAGAATGTGGAGCATATACGGTAGAGGGGAAGTATTCAAAGGTAAAGAGATAATATACCCTAATTGGGACACGTTCGACGAACTACCGGAAGGATACGACTATCTATTCTATGGCTTAGATTGGGGACATAATCACCCGTTAGCCTGTACGAAAGTAATAGTAAATGGCAAGGATCTATACGTACAAGAGGTGGTGTATAAGTCAAGGGTAGAAGACTTAGAGCTAGAGTTGGCTCCGATACTACTCAAAGAGCCTTTAATACAACAGAACAAAGCGTATGTAGTTTGTGACAATACAGAGCATAGAAGCGTAAAGCATTTACAGCGTTTAGGTATACCGGCTATGGCAGTAAAGAAGCCTCCAGGAAGTGTACTAGATGGTATTCGTAAAGTCATGAGCTATAACATTCATGTACACGTAGACTCTGTTAACATACAAAACGAGCTTAACAACTACAAATGGAAAGTAGATACTAAAACAGATAGCATACTAGACGTACCAGTTAAGACGTTTGACGATGCGTTAGACTCTATTAGATACCCGTTATTTACCTTTCTTTAAAGAATTATTCGTATCTTTATATTGTTGGGTAGGAGCAACGATTAAGAAATTTTATAATTCCCTTTAGTGATTAGTCCTACCTATGATCTAAGGGGTTTTTTTATTATGCAAGAAATTTGGAAAAGTATTAAGGGTTTCGAGGGATTATACGAAGTATCTAATTTAGGAAGGGTTAAGTCTTACCGTGTTAGTTGTAACGGCAAAATCATTAAGAATAGAATAAGCAAGGGGGGTTATTATATCGTAGGGTTGTGTTTCAATGGTAAGCAGTCAACAAAAGCGGTACATAAATTAGTAGCTATAGCGTTCTTAAATCATACGCCAAACGGTTACAAGGAGGTAGTAGATCACATAGACAACTTCAAGTTAAACAACAGGGTAGATAATTTACAATTAATAACCCAACGCCAAAACTCATGTAAAGAAGTTAGAGGTGTAAGTATTCATTTAGGAGTTTGTAGATTTAGAAACAAATGGAGAGCAGCAATACGTATAAATGGTAAAAAGACATACATAGGAGATTATAATTGTGAACTAGCTGCAGCAAAAGCCTACCAAGATAAGTTAAACTCATTAAGCCTATAGTAATAATTCTGATTAAATACTAAGAATTGTTTGTTTAAATTCTAATCATATAGAAATTATTTATATATTTGCTAAGAATTATATATTTTTTCTATGGCTGACAATTTCGTTAAAAGGCTCTTTAGCTCATTTGTAAACAAGTCACATACACACACATACACATTAACAAACCCTAACGGGGGTAGTTGGTCAATCCTTAACGGGGTGTTCGGGTATAACTCAGGAAAGAAAAGTTTAAATCAGTATACAGAAGCCTACGGAGATAACCCGTTAGTATACATGATAATTAAAAAGATTTCGTTTACTAGTGCAAGTATTAAGCGTATAGCAGTTAACGAGAACGACGAAGAAATAGAAAACAGCGTACTACTAGACATCTTAAATAACCCTAATCCCGAACAAGGTCAAATAGAGTTTTTAGAAGAGTGTAACGAGTACCTAGAATCAACCGGTAACACGTTTGTTAAGTTGACTAGAGGGATTGGAGGGATAGGTACAGAGTTAACCGTATTACCTTCGGGAGCTATTACTATCGTTTGTAACTCAATTAACGAAGTAACAAGCTACATTTATAAGGACGTAGACGGTAGAGAACACACATACTCAACCGACGAAATACTACACATTAAGACATCTAACGTAGTAAACATAGATAGCGAGAATATTAAGTTTGGTTTAAGTCCACTACAGGCAGGATGGATAGTAGTTAAAAGCTCAGGAGAGAAGCTAAACGCTGAGGCTAGTATATTCAAGAATAGAGGTATTGTAGGTATGATAACAAACGATACAGATATTCCAATGTTAGCGAATGAACAAGAGGCAGTACAAAAGCAGTTCAACGAAAAGACAGGAGGTAGCGATAAGTATAACTCTATTCACGTATCGAACACAAAGTTAAGATTCGTACAAACTGGTATGAGTCCAACGGATCTAAAACTATTAGAAGGTATTGTATCTAGTCTTAGAATACTTTGTAGTATCTATGGTGTTAGTTCGGTTATCTTTAACGACAATGAGAACAGCACGTATAACAACGTAAGCGAAGCGGTAAAGGCTGCATACAATGAAGTTTACATACCACTAGCGAATAAGGTAGATAAAGAGTTAAGCAACTTCCTTAATAAGCAGTTAGGAACTACCGAGTATATCAAAGTAGACTTAACTAGTATCGAAGTAATTAAGGCTAGTACTAACGAAATAGCACAAGCGATAAACAGTCTATCTCCATTACTAGCGACTAAAGTAATAGAGCAAATGTCTAGCGAAGAGATTAGAGAGCTTATCAATTTAGGTGTGTTAGCAGCAGACCAAACACCAATAGGAGAAATAGGTATACAACCAACAATAACAACAGAGGCATAATGGCAAAATTTATACAAAAGAGTTACACGTTTACAGACTTAGTAGTTAGCACTCCTATTAATTTAGGGGAGCCGGTAGAAGGTCAAACAATAGGTTTCCAATTAGAAGGTACAGGACTAAGCGCAGCAGATAGCGACTATGCTATTTATCAATCTATGGACGGTGTTAATTGGGAGGCTGTAAGTGGTGCAGTAGTAACGAACTTAGCAGACGCTACAGCTCAGCTAGTAAGTGTTAGAGACTTGGTAACTATGCAGTATCTAGGATTTGTAATGACTAGTGCGGGTACTGAGACAAGCGGAACACTAGTACTTAAACTATACATTCAATAAGATGAAGAAAGCGTTAGAGGAAATAAAAGAGAAGATTCTAAAGCTCAAGGATAGCGACGCTAAGAAGAAGATACTAAAAGACATCGAAGAGAAAGCGACTAACAAAACAGTAGTAAAATGATAAAAGCGGTAGAGTTTAAAGGTAAGGACTTCGAAAATAAAGCGGAGTTATTTAAAGCGTTAAAGACTAATAAGAAAGAGTTAGTAGGTCTAAAGACTGCACAAGTAAAGAACTCAGATAGCATACGCTCTACTATGAATAAGGTAGAAGCTACTAAAGCTATTACAGGATTAGAAGATGGCTTTATCTATCCGGTTATCAATACTACTAAGTACATGGATTCGCATAACGACGTACACATGGACGGTATTTGGAATAAGAGCCTAACAGACCAAGTAGGAAAAGTACACTATCTAATAAACCACGAATTAGAAGTAGGTAAGGTTATAGCCTATCCAAAAGACGTAGAGACATTTACAAAAGATGTATTATGGTCTGACTTGGGTGTAGACTTCGCAGGAACTACACAAGCGTTAATGTTTAAGACTCGTGTATTTGATTATTCAAATGCAGACGCTAAGAAGATTATCCAGGAGAAGATAGACATAGAGCATAGTATTCGTATGCAGTACGTTAAGATTGACTTAGCGATAGACTCAACCGACGAAGATATGCAACAGGAAAAGGCAGTTTGGGATATGTACATTAACGACATAGCCAACAAAGAAGCAGCCATAGAGCAAGGTTACTTTTGGGCAGTAACAGAAGCAAAGATATATAAGGAGGGTAGCATGGTGTTAGCAGGGTCAAACGATGTAACGCCAATGGTATACCCTAAAGAAATTCAGCCGTCAAACGACACTGATAATAACGAGCCGTCAAACGACACTCAAACAAAACAAGACCTTAAAGAGAAGGCAAAAAAAGAAACATTATTAAGATTAATTAAACAACAGTAAAAATGGATTTTGTAGTAAAATCAAATGAAGAGTTGGAAGGTATGGAGTCTCAGGACTTACACGCATACTACACAGCTAAACTTCAACACGAGAAAGACGCTTTAGAAGCGCGAGTAAAAGCATTAGAAGAGTCTACGGACGAAGCTACAGCTACTAAGAACAAAGAAGAGATTGCAGAAATGAAGTCAGGAATTTTGGCTACTTACGGAGAAGCAATCAAAGAGCAAGGTATCATCATGTCTAAATTGAAAGATGGTTCATTGTCTGCTTCTAACGTAATGAAAGCAGAAGGAGACGTAGAGAAGGTATTGAACGAAAACCTAGATAACTTACGTAAGTCTAAGGAGTCTCGTCATAACTTTAACTTCGAAGTATCTAAGGCAGTAGGTGACATGACATTTGCTAATAACTTGTCAGGTGGTAATATGCCACAAGCACAACGTTTAGAAGGTATCAATGACATCGCTGAGAGAGTAGCTCAAACATACGCTAGAGTACCTAAGTTAGTTACTGGAGCTAATACAATTGATTGGGTTTACGAAACAGCTCAAGAAGGTGCAGCAGCAGGAACAGCAGAGGGAGCATCTAAGAACCAAATTGATAACAACTTTGTTGTAACGTCTGTAGCTCTATTGAAGCAAACGGCTTATTTCAAGGTGTCTACTGAGATGTTAGACGATGTTAGCTTTATGGCAGCATGGTTACGTAACAAACTTATTGTTCGTTTGTTCCTACGTATTGACTCTCAAGTTTTAGTTGGTGGTGGTACTGGTACGGATCTTAACGGATTGGTAACACAGGCTACTACATGGGCGGCGGGTACATTCGCTTTAGCTGTAGATAACGCTAACGATGTAGATTCATTGGTAGTAGGTATTAACCAAATTAGAACGGCTAACCATAATGG